TCCAATATGACAGCATCAGGTAGATTTACATTTACTGGTGAATCTACAATACAATCAGTCAGTAGTTTTGAAGCAACAGGCAGACAGCTAGATTTAGGGGCTTCCTCAATATCACAAATCAGTGGTTTTTCTGCTTTAGGTGGCTTAAAATGGGAAAATAACACTGTAACGACAACCACTTACACGGATCAAACAGTAACAACAACAACCTGGACAGATCAAACTGATCCGTCAACGTCTTGGTCGGAAGCAGCTTAACATAGGATATAAATATGGCAGATACAACAACTACAAATTTAAGTTTAACAAAACCCGAAGTAGGAGCGAGTACAGATACTTGGGGTGGAAAAATAAATACTAATTTAGATACTGTCGATGCAATATTTGGTGCATCAGGTACAGCCGTTAGTATGGGTGCAGTTACATTTACTGAAATCAAAAGTGCAACCGCTGGAACATCAAACTTTATAGCTGGCGTAAACGCAGGTAACTCAATTCAATCAGGCGGTAACGAGAATGTTTGCGTAGGTGATGAAGCTGGTACTGCGATTACTACTGGTGATAACAATGTTGCTATAGGTGCTGATGCTTTAAAAGCAAACACAACTGGATCAAGAAATGTTGCAATAGGTTACGCATCTTTAGACGCATCTACCACAGCAGTTAATAATACGGCAGTAGGAAATTCTTCTATGAGTGCAAATACTTCAGGTACATCTAATGTAGCAGTTGGTAGAAATGCTATGTTATCTAATACTGAAGGAGACAACAACACAGCAGTTGGTATGAGTGCGTTAGATGCTAATACCACAGCAGATAACAACACCGCAGTTGGTAAAGATGCTTTAGGAGCAAATACCACAGGTACTGAGAACTCAGCAGTCGGATCAGGTGCTTTAAAAACAAATACTACTGGAAACTATAATACTGCGTTTGGTTATGAATGTTTAAGATTAAGCACTACATCACAAGAAAATACAGCAGTAGGTTATTATGCTTTAGGTGCAAATACAACAGGTGCTTTAAATACTGCGATGGGTTCTGCTGCTTTGGATGCAAATACTACAGGTGCAAACAATACCGCAGTTGGTCAAAATTCTTTAGGAGCAAATACTACCGCAGATGACAACACAGCAGTCGGTAAAGATGCTTTATTGCTTAATACTACAGGAGCTTCTAATACAGCAATCGGAAGAGGATCTTTAACTTTTAATCAAACAGCTGCAAACAATACCGCAGTTGGCTATCTTTCTTTAAACGCAAACACAACAGGAACTGGAAATACAGCAATCGGTACAGAAGCTTTAGATGCAAATACGACAGCAAACAGCAACACAGCAGTTGGTACAAGTTCTTTAACAGCAAACACCACAGGCTCTGCTAATACAGCAATGGGACACGCTGCTTTAGGAGCTGTTACCACAGGAGTAGATAATAGTGCTTTAGGAAAAGGTGCGGGAGCAGTTCTTACAACAGGTAATTATAATGTTTATTTAGGTAGAGATACTCTTGCAAGTGCTACAGGTGCTGAGCATCAAATTGTTGCGGGTTATAACTTAACGAGTTTAGGTAATAATAATTTTACTTTTGGTAAGGGTGGAAATTTCTCGAATATTTCTTTTGGTGAAAGCACTATTGGTACAGGATCAGATGAAAGACTAAAAGAAGAAATTGCAGATGAAAAAGTAGGTTTATCTTTTATAAACGAATTAAGACCTGTAACTTTTAAATGGAAAAAAGCTAAAGATGTTCCAAATACATTTGTTAATTATTATAAAAAAGACTCAGAAGAAAGAGTTATGAATGGTAAATCCAATCACGGATTTATAGCGCAAGAAATAAAAACAGTATTAGATAAATATTCTGATATAAAAGATGGTTTTAGTCTTTGGCAAGAAGCTCCTGATGGAACGCAAATAGTTGCACCAGCAGCTATAATTTCTATATTGACTAAAGCAGTACAAGAACTTAGTACAAAACTAGAAGCAGCAGAAGCTAGAATTTCTGCATTAGAATCTTAAAGTAACCGAGGACAAATAAAATGGCACAAACAGTAAGCGAATGTTTAACAGCAGCTACAGATAGTGTAACTGTTATAAACGATATTAACTCTAAAGGACTTTCATCAACACATCTCGGTTTAGGAGCTACACAAGCCGATGCAAACGCTACAGTAAAAAGAAATGTAGATCATTTAACTATTATTCTTGCGTATGACGGAACTGATGGCACACCTAATGTCAAAGACGCAAGTGATGATAAGTCATCTTACACTACAGCTATTACTAATGGTAATACATATATTTCTAACAATAGTTAGGAATTATTTAGATGAGTGAATCTCCAGATGCTTTTGTTTACAAGTGCAAACTTAGATCAGTCACAGACGGAGATACAATAAGATTAGAAACTATTGACTTGGGTTTTTCAGTTAAATTACATAATAAGGCAGTACGCATAAATTCAATCGATACACCGGAATCACGCATAAATATAAAAAAATACCCAGAGAGAGCAAAAGAAAAAGAATTAGGCTTACTAGCAAAACAAAAACTCAAAGAATGGCTTGTTGGAGATATTACTATAAGGTCATACGGAACAGATAAATATGGGAGAGTATTAGCTGATGTTTTTTGCGAAAAAGGTAATATTGCAGAATTGCTAAAAGAACAAAACCTCGCTGTAGATTATTATGGTGGAACTAAAGTAAAAAAATGGGGTATAGACAATGTTTAAATTTTTAAAAAAATTAAAAAGTTTTTTTGTTAAAGAGAAAGTTGAATATGAAACTGTCAGAGCTAGAACAAAAAAAGGTAGGTTTGTAGCAGATGATCCATCAACTACCAATGTAAACGAAGCATATAAAAAAGTTCCCAAGAAAAAAACAAAAAAGAAAACATCAAAAAAAAGTAAAAAGTAATGCCACTTCTACCAATCACACCAAAAGCGGGTATTGTAACTAACGGAACAACTTACTCAAACAAAGGAAGGTGGACTGATGGAGATTTGGTGCGCTTTCAAAATGGGAACTTAAAACCTATAGGTGGCTGGGAAAAAATACAACCATCAGCATTAGTAGGAACACCAACAGCACTTTTTACCTACAGTGATAACTTTGGAAATTCCATACTCGCGATTGGCACTAGACAAAAAGTTTATGTATTAACTCGCAATATTTTATATGACATAACACCAACAGGATTTGTAACTGATGAATCAAACGATCCGCTAGGATATGGTGCATATCAATATGGACAAGAAGATTACGGAGATGCCAGGTCACAGTCTGGGTTATTGTTTGATACTACTTCATTTTCATTCGATAATTGGGGTGAGTTTTTAATATTTTGTTCTGCATCCGATGGCAAGATATATCAATGGCGACCACATGGTGGCGGTACAAATACGCCTGATTCTGCTGGCACAGCAATAACTAATGCACCCACTGGCAACCTAGCTGTTGTGGTGACAAACGAAAGACATATTTTAGCGATTGGTGCGGGTGGTGATCCAAGAAAGGTATCGTGGTGTTCCAGAGAAGAAGAAACCAACTGGACGGCTAAAGCAACCAATACTGCTGGTGACTTGCAAGTGCCGACAGGTGGCAGATTAATTGGTGCTAAAAAGTTTCAACAGGATGTTATTTTATTTACTGATACAGGTATTGCTAGGTTGTTTTATAATGGCAATCCATTTGTATATGGTGTTGCAGATGCCGGTACTAACTGTAAAGCAATATCCACTCGATCTATAGCAAGTTCTGGTAACTTATTATCTTGGGTAGGAGAGAACGCGATATTTGTTTACGATGGAAGAGTTAGAGAAGTTCCATGCGAAGTACATGATTACATATTTAGTGACTTAAATTACAACTATCGCCAAACAATAGCGGGTGGTCATAACTCTAACTACAATGAATTTATCTGGTTCTTCCCATCTACTGATAGTTTAAAACCTGATAAATACATTATTTGGAATTACATGGATAACGTGTGGTCAGTAGGTTCTATGGATAGAGGCTGCTGGGTAGATCAAGGTGTATTTGATTATCCGATTGCTTGTGATAATAGTGGTTTTGTATATCAACACGAAAGCACCACACTAAATAACTCACCCAACTTAGGTACATCTGTACCTTTTTGTCAAACAGGGCCGATAGAAATATCTAATGGTGATCGTTACGTTCAATGCAATCAAATAATACCTGATTCAGAGGCAAATACATTACCCGGTGTAACACTAAGTTTTACTGGTAGGTTTACACCTTTAGGAGCAGAAACAGACTTTGGCTCATTTACGTTTGATAATGATGGTTACACAGATGCTAGATTCAGTGCTAGACAAGTACAAATGAAAGTAACAGGCGATACTACACAGGATTTTGAGTTAGGTAATGTTCGCTTAGATGTAGTAACTAGAGGTAGAAGATAATGGATTTATCCTCACAAAGACAATACATACAAAGAGCAACAAACGCAAAACTAGATTTAAGCTCTACTGGTGTTACTACTTTATATACAGCACCTACTGGCAATGACTTTGATTTTGCTATTGTAGAATCAATTATTGCTAACAATGCACACTCAGGACAAGCACAAATAACTGTTACATTGACTGACACATCGTCCAATGTATTTACTTTGTATAACACTTACGACATGGCAACAGACACTACGCATGAATTATTAAGTAGAAGTTTGCTTTTAACTGCCGGAGAGATTTTAAAGGTAACGGCATCAACTGCTAATGTAGTTAATGTTGTTGCAAGTATAGTAGAGTATGCAAAAGGTGACTAATAAAGTTGTTGATTTATACCCACAGCAAGAACTTGAGCCGTGGGAAATAGAATGGAAAAGATGTAAGCCGTTACTTGTAAAGGCAATGAAGTATCAAGATACCTATACAATTAACGACATAGAGGATAAAATAAGAAACGGAATAGCCTTTTTATGGCCCGCCAAGGAATCCGTCATAGTTACTGAATGTGTTGCATTTAGCCAAAAAAATATCATGCACATCTTATGTGCAAGTGGCAAATACGAAGAAATAGAAGCAATATATAAATGTATAGAACAACACGCAAAAGAAATAGGCATAAATAAAATTACATTAATAGGCAGAAAAGGTTGGTTTAGAAAAATAAAACACTTAGGTTTTAAGCCAGAATACCTAGTTAGCAAAGATTTATAAGAGGAATAGAAATGGCAGCAGCATTACCAATAATAACAACCGCTGGAAAAGTAGCTGGAGCAGCTGGTGCTGTTAAAGGTTTATTTGATGGTGGAAGCAGTAGCACAGGTCAAACTCAAGCATCAATGATGGTTGATCCACAAACCCAAGCAATACAAAGAGATTTATACGAGAAAGCGCAAGCTGCATCACAACAACCTTTTGTACCCTACACAGGGCCAATGGTTGCTGGTTTCTCACCAGATCAGTTACGAGCATTTGGTGCTACCAGAGGTATGTTTGAAAGAACTCAAGCACTCGATCCTGTTTCAAGGTTAAGTGAACTTGCCGGGCAACAAGCACCGTCTTTATTGGGTGCAGACATCAGTGCATATCAAAGCCCATTTACTTCTCAAGTTATAGATCAATCTATGCAAGATATTCAGCGACAAGCGGATATTGCTAGAGGCGGTGCGCAAGCTAGGGCAATCGGTGCTGGTGCATTTGGTGGTTCTCGATCTGCTTTATTGGAATCTGAGTCACAAAGACCTTTTGCAGATGCTATGGCAAGAACTGCTGCTGGCTTGCGTGAGGCGGGCTTTGGTAGGGCGCAGAGGGCAGCAGAGTCAGACATTGCAAGACAAATGAGAAATAGAATGTTTCAAGCAGACTTACAAAGAGGTTTGCTTGGTGAACAGTATCGTGGTTTAGGTTTGCTAGGTGGTATTGGTGGTCAACAGCAAGCGTTGCAACAGCAAGCGATAGCTGCTGCTAGAGGTGAGTTTGACAGGGCGTTAGACTTTCCAACAAGACAACTTGGATTATTGGCAACTGGTGTGAGTGGAGTTACGCCAAGTAGAACACAAACAGAAAGATACAGTCCCGGCATATTTGATAGATTGTCTGCTGGTATTGGTTTATATGAGCAAGCACAACCATTTTTAGGTAGTTTGTTTGGATCAACCCCTATTTATTCTGGGTCATCTGATCCAGAGCGTTATATTTCAGATTTAGGATTTAGTTAAATGGCAATACAAGATTTATTAAGAACTTTAGGTCAAAGAGCAAGCACAGGCTTGGAAAGAATGGCAACCGATGAAAGGTCTGGATTAGAAAATCTAGGCAGAGCTTTTGAGATTGCTGGCGCAAGACTATCTGGCGATCCAAGAAGAATGGCTTTTATTGCTCAACAACAAGAAAACGAAAGAAGAAGAAAAGAAATTGCGTTAGAAAAAGCAAAAATTGAACAAAGAAAATCAGATGCTCAAAAAAAATTAGATATGCTATTAGAAGAAGGCGCAATGACAAAAGAAATGTATGAGTTAGCTTCTCTTGATCCAGAAAGATATGCGGGTGTTAGGTTGCAAGCAATGGAGCAACAAAGATTGCAAAACATTAAAACTCAAGAAATTAAAGATCAAAAAAATAACTTGATAGATCAATTAGTTGAAGATGGGATGCCAGAAGGAAAAGCAAGAGCTGCGGTAGAAGGCATATCACCTAATTATTTTGCTGATGATAGTGTTACACCTTTAAGCCCTAGTCAACAAATTAATAGTATAAAATTAGTTATATTGCAAAAGATACAACAAGGAATAAAACCAGAAAACTTGCCAGAAGGCGAAAAAACTATTTACGATGAATTTATGAAAAACAAAACTGTTGAAAATATTTTTGAATCTTTAGGTATTGATTTAACTGGCGGTCAACCTACTTCCACATTACAAATTGACAAGATTGAATAATGATATGTCTGTTTACCAAATCACCGATCCTAATACTGGTCAAACTTTAAAGGTAACAAGCAACAGACAGCCTACGCAACAAGAAGCAAGAGATATATTTGCTGGTCGGCTTGGTGGTTCAGCTATGCAACCAGAAAAACTGACGGAAGAAAACATAGTAAAAAATCCAGAATGGATTAATGCTTCTAAATCGGTATATAAGTTAAATGAAGGTGAGGATGCCCCTGATTTAGATTCGGATGAGCAATACGCAAATTATGGATTGCGTTATATGGGTTTATTTAACTATAACCTTCCAAAGATGGGTTTAGAAGCTACGCAACTAACTAAAGCCACAGATCAGCAAAAAAAAGATTTTGTTACATTGATGGATATGTATGATGAAAAAGAAGCTAGTCTTGCTGGTTTTGGTAGATTTGCAAAAGGTGTACTAACTGACCCAACTACTTATGCTGGTATCGGAACATTTGGTGCAGCAACTGCTGGTGCGCAAGCATTAAAACAAGGAATCAAAGAGGGTGTAAAACAAGCAACTAAAGCTGGTGTAAAACAGGGTGCAAAAGTTGGTGCAATAGAAGCCTCTATTTACGCTACTGCTGATAATGCTGCCAGACAATCAGCAAGAATCCAAGCTGGCGAACAAGAAGGGTTTGATTTAAAGCAATCTGGCAAAGCTGCATTGATTGGTGCGACTGCTGGATCAGTTTTAGGTGGAACTGTTGGTGGTATTGGTAGTAGGAAAGCAGCAAAACAAACACAAGAAGAATTGCAAAAAATGGAAGCTAAGTCTGTTATTGATACAACTTCTACTGTTAAAGAAGCAAAGGAAAGCATCAAGCCAGATGTAGAAAAATTTGATAGAAAATTAGCAGAAGATGTTAGACAAGAAGTTGCAGATGTAAAACAAGATTTACAAACAGATTTTAATTTAGATATTAGTCAAAAAGGAATTGATGTTGGTATTGAAGTATTAGATGAATTACAAATACCAAGAGACCCAAACATAAAAATATCAGATCAATTATTCGATGCTTTGCAATTAGTAAATAAAAGCGAAACATACAGAAAGGCTTTTACTGATGTATTAAAAAGAAACAATATAAATGAAATCCAATTTGCACAACTTTGGAGATTGGGTGCTTCTGATGCTGGTCGAAGGTTGGCTCAATTAAGTGTGGCAAAAAAAGCAATGAAAGATATTGGTCAACAAATATCTGAAACTGCACCGCAAGAAGGGATGGCAAGCTCACTCATTAAATCTTTTGGCGATACAGCATACAAACTAGATAACGTAAGAAGGGGGCTTTTGGTAAGCCAAATAGCCACTTCTATGAGAAACTTTACAGCGCAAGTAGGTAGAGTGGGTGTGCATACTTTAACTAAAGGTATGGATAATATTCTAAACAGAACATTTAATCCTATGCGTAGGTTATTTGGCGCAGATGAAGTTCCAGTAGATCAGACAGAAACTTTTGGTTTAATATTAAATTTAACAAGCAATAAAAAGAAAGCCAAAGAAGCAACAGAATTTGCCACTAAATATTTTGTTAATGAAAAAGATAGATTGTTTAATAACTATGCTTCTGAGGTCGCATCTGCTGCTGATACCCAAACACTAAAAGGTGCGCAAAAAGTAGTTGATGGTTTAAACGTAATAAATAGGATGCAAGAATTTTATTACAGAAGGGGAATGTTTGCTGCTTCTTTAGATAAAACTTTAAAGAAAAAAGGAATATCTTTAGATGATGTTGTAAAAAATAATGACACCAAAGCAATTACTAAAGCTGATGTAGAAAAAGCAGTCGATGATGCTTTAGAGTTTACTTATGCAAAAACACCAGATAATAGACTTGGTAAACTATTTGTGGAAGGTATTAATTCTGTGCCTTTTATTCTTACAGGAGTAATTCCATTTGCTAGGTTTATGACCAATGCAATGAAATTTCAATTCCAACATAGCCCATTAGGGCCGTTATCTTTACTCTCAGGAAAAGAAAGAGCCAAAGTTGCTGCTGGAGATATGGGCGTATTTAGCAAGGCTATGATAGGAACATCATTATTAATGGGAACTATTGAGGCAAAACGCAGAGGATTTGGTTCTGAAAAATGGTATGAAATGCAAACCAAAGATGGAAAAACAATAGATTTGAGACCTTACTTTCCTTTAACACCATATTTATGGTTTGTTTCAAAACCATTTTGGACAGCTAAAAGAAAATCATCATTAGATGCTTGACCTAAACTAAATTTTAATTTTTGATTAGTTCCTAATTCAACCAACCTATCATTTATTCTTGTAATTAATTGTTGGGCTGCTTCCGCATCTTTTATTCTACCACCAAAATCTGCAGCATTTATTTTACCAAATCTTTTTATGTCTTTAACCATTCTATAAAGTTTAGGAACTGTAAACCCTGCTGTTGTAAGTAACCCATTTAAAACAGCTAAATCTTTACCTTCGTTTTGTAGATAGTCTACAAATCCTTTTTCAGTTTTATTTATACCATATAACTGATGACCTAAAGACAACCTCATCGTTTCAAGAGCAGCACTTGTAGCTGCCGAAGTTATTACACCTCCTGTAGGTCCAGTAGTTCCAGTTGCAAAAATAGTTGCAGCAATTTCAGGAATTATAAAAGCACCATAAGTTCCAAATTTAGCTAAATCTCCTGAATCTAATCCATAAGCATTTAATAACTCATATTTTCCTGTATTAGGATTTAAAAATTCAAGTTCCTCTGTTTCTTTTCCCATTCTAATTGGGATATCTTCATTAAAATATTTATTCAAAACTTCTTTTGCAGCTATGGCTTTATTAACATCATCTCTAGCTAAAGCTGTTGCAAAACCAACTTCTGCAAGATTAACATCTGTTTCAGCATTAATGCCTCTCATTTCTGCTATTTCTTTTATATTATATTCTGTATCTGGAACATTTAATGTTACTATGTTAAAATTATCATAATATTCTTCCTTATCAAAAGGTTTTGGAGCAAACACATTAACAAAATCTTTAAAACGAACTCTACCAACAGTCTGTAGTTCATCATAAGCTTTATTAATCATATCATTATCATTAGAATCAGAGTCATCAATTGAAACTCTGTAAGTATCTAAGTTTGCATACTTACCTTCAGGATTAAAAGATTTATAAAAAGAATAATAATCTATATCTGCTTTCGAAGATATTTTTTTATATATAGATTTAGTTAACATTTCATCTGTAATAGGTTTTCCTATTTCAATAGATTTTTGTTCTAAAGCATCAGCATATTTTTGTCTGTATTCTTGAACATTATTAACTGAAAGTAATGACATAATATACTCCTAAAAAGTTAAACTATTCGGATCGATATCGTTATCAACCTCTAATCCTTTAAAATATTTATTATTATTTACCAAAGCATTATATTTAACAGGAATATCTTCATCAGCAATATTGTAAGCCATAACATAATTATCTAATGCTTCTGTAGTTGTAAATAAACCAACTCTTTTTAATCCTTCTAAGAAATT